TTTCAATAGCGTTAATTCTATTTGTTGCCAATGTATTACTGTTTGCATTGGTAACTACATGCGGATCAATAGACTGGAACAATCCACTCAATGCACTGATGTTTGTGCTTGTGCTTACTGTCTGTGCCAAGTCTACAAAAATACCATCAAATAACAATCCTTCACCAGTATTACCAACAACAACTGGATTACCCACACTGCCAGTAACTACAATAGGATTGTACTGCACAGTTGTAATTGTTTTGTTAAATGTAATTGTTGTACCATCTAAAATTAAAGTACTGTTATTAGCCGCTGTTGGTGTTGATTGTGTACTTGGTACTTGAATTGCATTAAACGTTGTTATAGTTTGTGTCTTGCTAAAAGTAATTGTATTCCCGTCAAGTATTAAGGTATCGTTACTTGGAACAATTGGATACAACTGACTTCCACGTACAAAAATGTCATCTGTACCTACCTGCAAACCAGTACTGTCAATGTTAAGCTCTAATACTTTACCTTCATGTCTAATCTGATCACCTTTGTGATACGCAACATTACTGCTCCAATTTTTAATTGTTGCATAACCGGCTGTTACATCATATACTTCTTCAATATCATCAATGCTTTTAATTTTATAATTAGCATCTCCTGGTAATGGTAAGCCGGCTGTTGGTAAAAATTCACTAAACAGTCTGTCTTGTTCTATACTTGTATTGTTTTGGTATTCATACGGCAGTAGTTCAAATGGTGCATTATCAATTTTACCACTAACCAAATTTGAGCTACCAGGATGAATATCAATTACTAGATCAAACAAGTTGTCAGTTTTGTAATCTTGATTTAAACGTATTGCTTGTGGACTACTTTTAATTTTTTCATAATCAATTTGAACTTCAATTGGATTTCTACGCTGTGTGTCACCATAGTCGCCCAATCGTATCATCCATTCTTCATATACACCATGATCAGCATTTGTACCAAAAAGATTTTTGTTACGCATAAATGCATTGATAGCAGTGTGCGTTCCATTATAATTACGCTGTCCTTTACCAAACTTGTAACTTGCATTATCTTCAATAAATGTATTAGTCAAATATGTAGGCTGAATATAACCAGTGTTAAATCTTGCTGTCTCTCTTGTTGCTTTATTTAGAGTTTTACTTTCAGTATTAATATTATCACGCTCAACTTCTCTGGTACTTGTTTCCAAGTTACCAATAATACCGTTGTTACGTACAAGATAACCTGGTGCTTCTATTCTACCATTCCAGTTACGTGTACGTTCGCCTTCTAATTTAACACGTGTATGGTATATACCAAAACGTGGATCAAAAATTACATCATTAAATTGTGTTAAATTATTAAGAGTAATAACATGCTCGTATTCAACAACATTAATGTCAATACCGTAGATCTTTTTGCTTGTATCTTTTGTTTCCAATGTTGTATCAGTATCATTACGCATTACTAACAATTGATCAGGATTAATAGCCTTCATATTACTATCAATTATACTAGCAAATCCATCATAATTATAACCAATTTTATCAACAAACCCAACAGTGCCTTGTTCGTAAGTTAACACATTATTTGGTATGCCATTGGCAAAGAATGTAGTTCCATCGTCTTTTAAACTCCACTCAATGAGTGCAATAGCATCTGCTCTCCATCCTTGACGTACACGGAAGCCCAGGCTTTCATAATATTCAGCAAGTCCAATGGCAAAGTTATATAAATCCTGGCGTTTTAAAAATGTGTGTCCATATGTGTATTGTTCTGTGGTATTTTTAAAATTACGGAAACGCAACACACTACTGTTACCAATTGTTTCAGTGAAGCTGGCGCCGCCGGTGCTTGGTGGAATTATCTTAAATGTTCTGTCGTTTTGATTAAATCCTGTTACAGTATATCCATTATCGCCACGTGTGACTTTTATACCACTGTAAAACTGACTGACGAATGGTGCGCTTTTTGTTAGCACAATACTAAAGTCATTTTGTGGTACACTTACACGACCTTTCTGATAACTACTATCTAGGCTAATGTTAAGTATATTTTTATCAGTATAGCCACCAACATGTAACATTAGTTCAGATTTTAAACTTTTAAAATCTTCTTTAATGTCTTCTTGTGTTATATTATAAATTTTAGCATTGTCAACAATAATTGTCTGAAGTCCAAGATATGTCGGAGGAATATTTCTAGTCAAGCCCTGTGCATCAGCACCAGAACTTCCAATTGCTCCATTTATAGTTAACTTTAAATTATCACTATAAACTGGACTATATCCATCTACACTGATTGCATCAACAGAGCCGCCCGACACAACTGTTTTATACTTGGGTCTTCCTTGTGCAGTTACATAACTTGTTGAAACTGTACTGTTATTATATCCAGAACCTGGAGAAGTTACTTCTACTTTGTAAACTATATTTTTTTCTTCAATTTGGTCGTGTAAATTTACATTTTGTAAATCGCCACGTCTTCCTGTATCTCTGTCAACAATTTGTGTAAATTTATTTTGTATACTGTCTCGCCTGTCCAGATAGCCTAGTCTCCAATATAATTCATGAATTCTAATAGGCTTATACCTTAATAACACTTCTAATACACTAAATTTATACTGACTTGAATTCCTCCAGGCACTTTCATAAGGTCCCCAGTCGTTAAATTCAAAATCTTTACTAGCGTCAATATTACTTGGTGTACTAACAATACCTGCTGTAATAGGATCATTAAGTACACCAGCTGTTGTTACTAATGTATTATTATCCCAATCATAATTGTGTCTACTGTAATTTAAATCTATATTGCCATTTGGCCCACCAGTCCAGCCTATTTTGAGAGCATAAATTAAATTTGCTCGCTTAGTGGGATCAGTCCAACTATAGTTTGCATCCCACCATGATGGTTTAATACCATGACCTAACATTTCCCATGGATGAGTATGTGGCCTAGCTGTACCAAAATAGTAATTATAAATTCCTTGCCATCCGCCAATAAACGGTGATACAGAACTATAATTCCATGTAAATTTATCATTTACATCATAATAATTACTATCATTGAACCCAGTTACTTGATTTCTAGTAGCCCATCTGTTATACCAGTCATCAAGTTTAAATTTATTATCTTGCCAAGTATGTGATGTTTGATAATGTGGACTTGCCATTTCTGAAGAAATTTCAATTATTGAATCATGTCTATTAACTAATCCACATGTTATTCTTGTTTCTAGATCCATCAAACACGCAGTGACAATATCAAAACTACTACTCTCAGTATCATAATACTCAGTATTACTTGCAATGTGTTGGCTTCCATCATGACCAAACAATACACCATTTACAATTTCTACTTGTCTACGTCTCCAGAAACCTAACTTGACTGCACTTGGTGGAATGAAACTATTTTCACCTATTTCTTTAAAGTATACTTCTATTGTTGCAACATCATTATTACTGTTTCGAGTTAATGGATTAACAAGTGTTAATTGATTTACATCTATAGTATAGTCTACTGTATTCTGTAGTAATTTCCAAGTATATTTTGCACCATTAAATTGTTTTACATAAACATAAACATGATTTTTAATATTATCAAATAAATTTAATGAATTACTTAATGAAAATACAGTATCATTTGTAGCTACATTTATAGTTTGCTTAGAGAAATTTTCATAATATGCCATATCACTTTTAGCATAAGAAAAAGTATTATTTTTTCCTATGTTAATTTCATTTAATGCAATGTTTACAACTTCTCTAACTGTTAACCCGCTGTTGTCATTCCAAACTTGTGTGACTTTATTTTTAAAATAATTTTTAAAGTTTTCATAATCAATTGCAACACGCTTTAAAATTTTATGAGGATTAGTTGCATTTTTACTAATATTGTAACTAGCTTTGGCTGGACTTAAAAATTGTTGTCTAATTGTTCCGCCATAATTAGTTACACGTGCAGTTTTATGAAAATTATTTTCACCAAAAACAACTCCCTCAAAACCAGGCATTGTAATCATTTTATCTTGAAAATGTTTGAACAAATTACTAAAGCTAATATTATCAAATAATTCATTTAGCGGATTATATTTGTAATTAGGTGTAACATCATAAACTGCATCAGCAATCGTATCATCACTAATATAAGAAACTTCAAACACATCTGAATCTACTGCTGGATCTGTAATTACTACTTTACTGCCCACAACTGTAAACTCATTTCCTTCATCTAATATTGATCCATTTTTCATAACAACCAAACGTTTTTGATTTTCGTTACTTAGATAAATTCTACCATTAACTGTGGAATCAGTAACTTTCTGATATCTAACAGTAGTATATGGATATGTATTATTAATACGTAAAGTTATCGTATTACCAGATGTAGTTATTGCAATATCACTATGAACATTTCCCAATGGATCTACAAATTCAATATCATTGTTACTATCAAAAATATGTTTTTGTATTGTATAATCAGTATCATATTTAAATATTAATGTACTATTATTTTCACCATGTGGTACTCGATCATATACCGTTATGTTATTAAACACATAATGATTATTGATATGTAATAATTCATAACTGGTACTATATTCTATATTGGTTGATTTAAGATCAATTTCAACTAATTCATTGTCAATGGCTATATGTGTTTTTATAACAGGAACACGCTGATTTTCTCTGATATATGCCCAGCCATTATCAAATTCTTGTTTTACTCTATCTTTCCAGTAATAGTAACCATTTATTTCTCTGGCGCTTGCTTCACCTAAATCAGTTTTATATCTTTTACCTACAATTGGTGTTTCAAAATCTAAATCATTACCGTTATTACTTTCAACATATCTTGGGGCAAATCCAAGTTCTGGATCAATAACACCAGCAGTGTTGTATACATAATTAAAGACAAAGTCACCATCATAATCAGTGTCAGTATAATCAGCTAAATCTACACCCTGATCATCATAAAGTTTAAAACGTGGAGCATCGCCTCGGAAGATTTTTTGTTGACCATAACGCCATTCAGTTCCTGTCCACCATAGTTCTATTCCAGGATACCCAACACGTCCTGTTATATTATCAGGACCATGCTCAATTAAAATTTTATCTCCCATTGACAATCCGCTAGCGGTAGTTGCCAATGTTAATTGTAAGTTGTTTGTGGCGGCACCACTCACAGTGTATATGTTGTTACTATAACTTCCACTGTTTAAAAACAATACTAGATCACCATCTTCTAGTCCTAATCTTGCATTAAGATATTGTGATTGTCCAATAATATCAATTGCTGGGTCAGCACCTGTTATAACATGATCAATATTATCAATAAAATTCCAACCGCTATCGTATAATTCCATATTAGGATCAAATTCAATGATAGGACGTTGCGCTCTAAATTGACTCTTATAATAATCTTCAATATCTAAATCGTTATATTCTACTGTATTACGTAATGCATAGATACTAAACCATTGATTTGCTCTACACCAGGGATTTAAATCATTACTTGAACGATCCATAACTACATATTCTTTTGTAGGTAATTTAAATTCACTGTAATCCCACGGTTCACTGTCCCAGGAATCTGCATCCCAATCACTGGGCAATCTTGGTGTATAATGTTGCAAGTGTTTAAATTTTACAACATTGTTTTCGTCTACAGCTAATACAAATTTAATATTTCCTGTACCAACACCTTCAACAAAATAAGTTGCACCAACTACATAATTTCCACTAGTACTAGTGGCATTACTACCGCTAAAAATAACACGCATACCATTTACAAATTCCAGTGTTTTTCCATTATTCAGCACAGGCGTTGTATAGTTAGACAGCATTGTGATATTATCAATTTCAATAGGATTTTGAGCTGTCGGTGTTATAACACATGTTGGAATATCATCCACTAACCAGTAATAATTTTTATAGTTAACAAACATATCAATATTAATAGGTAAGTCAAAGGTATAACCCGGCTCACTGCCAACTTTATCAAAGTTTTTTTCTGTCATACCGTATTTTCTAAAATAATTACCTATATGTAAATAACTTAGTGCAGTTGTAGTTTCAAGTCCATCTTTTAAACTAAATCCAGGTGCCAATTGATAATTTAATCTGCCAGATCTTGTTTCTGGAGCAAACAAGTCCTGGTCATTGATATAATCTTTACCAGTAATACGACCCCAGTATGTGTCCAGAGTTTCTGTACTGCCACTACTAAAAAGTTGATCAAGAGTAGTACGTAGAAATCTTTTGTTAGTATCTGTCTGTAAGATACTTGGTAGTTGTTTAACAAGATCTCTGCGTCCTACAAAAATTTTATCTTCTTCTGCTTGTGTAAAGTTTTCTAACTTTTTAGGATCAGCTTCATAATTTGACATTCTTTTTTGTCCCTTAGGTTATACTTGTTCTTAGATTAACACCTGTAAAGTTATTTACAATGTCAATACTTGTTAAATTTACATCTGGAATGAATAGTTCATCACTGTTTGGTGTCACTTGGAATAAATTACCAAATGCACTGTTTTCTTGTACTGGTACAATTACAATACTACTGATAATACCCAGGTTTTCATTGTGTACATATGCAGCTAATTCAGTAAAGTAAAAAGTTTCACCAAAGTCCCAGTTGTCTACATTAAAGAATTCTTCAATACTAGTAATAATACGGTTTTTAATTTCAGTATCAGTTAGTGTTGTGCCTTTGACTTTAACTACACGGAATTTAGCCTGTAGTCCATTTTCAGCAGCCTCACCAAATAACACTTTGTATCTGGCACTACGATAGATTATACTGTCACTAATACTACGCTTGTTATCTAAACTCTGAAATTGTTCTTTGAGTTCATCACTAGTTGGTGTTTTAGGCTCTGTATCTTCTTTTCTATCTCGTGTAAGCCAATTTCTATACAATAAATCATATGTGTCTGACAGTACAAATGTGTCTATAATATTACTGATCGCAGGATCAATTCTTTGTTCACTGTCTGCAACACGTTTCCACTGGAAACTTAATTCACGTCTGCCAGAAATATTTCCGCCAGTTCCATTGGGATCAACCACTGTGTATTCAAAATCATCTTCTGTAACAGTAGTCAAGCTCACTGTATCTGTGCCAACTAAATCTTTGTATGCCAGTGGATTGTCAGGATATAAATCATTATTAATATCACTTACGGTTACAATCAACTTGTGATCATCACTGTATCCGTCTGGTTCTGCATAGTATTTGTATGCAAACAAGTTTATGTCTTTTCCTAAACTGTATGGACTTGAACCACTTCTGCTATTTGTCTTAAACAGTTTGATTTGATCTCTTTCCGGTTTATTTGTTTCCAGATTAAATTTAATCTTATTATTTTGGTTATAAAACCTTACTGCCGTGTCACTACCAAATACAATACGGAAGCGTCTTGTAATCATTTCCCATTTGTCAGCAGTGTAATTTACACGCACAATCCAACTGTTATCTAAATTTTGGTTTGTACTATTTCCAGCATATGTGGTACTCCAGTTAACCGGATCATTTGTACTTGCTGGTGCCAAGTCGTTTCCTAACACAACTTTCCACTGACTGTCATTTGCATCAAAACGTAATCCAAAACTGTTCTTTAATCGTAATTGAGCAACTGCTGCTGTTTTTTCTGTTGTTGTAAACTTAGTATTATACGGCTGGAAAATACGAGTAATTCTTGCGCTGTTTGGGATAACTTTACTGAGTACAATAGCGCCTTTGCCTTTGCTGTCTCGTCCAGTTGGGTTACCTGTAACATCATCAATACCCAATCCATCTTCATTTATGCTAACAATTCTGGCCCATTCTTTCCCTGCACTTGTTGCAGTTGCTAAGACATTTGCACCACTGCCGCCACCGCCACTTACTTGTACAATAACCGGATTGGTATATCCTATACCTCCGTTGGTAACAGTAACACTTGTAATTTGTCCACTATTGTTAATCACTGCACTTGCTGTGGCGCCAGTTCCTGTTCCCAGTATTGTAATAGTTGGTACACTAGTATAACCACTGCCGCCATTGGCAATTGTTAATTGACTACCAACTGTTCCAATAGTACCGTTGTTGTACGGGCTTTCAATAAATTCAATAATACTACCCACTTTAACATCTTTAAGTGCGTTTGCATTAGCAGTTCCCACACGCTCAACTCCACCATTGCGAGTTAAGTATCCAGTGCTTTCATTTGTACTTTTACTTACTTGGTTCCAGGTAAAACTTGCTGTAGTACTGGAGAAACCAACACTAACTGGCGAGTAGTTCTGGTAAAAGAAGTTTAATGTTTCTGGATTTTGTATTAGTTCTTTAATATAAACATCAAAAATTTGTTCTTCAGTTAAATTTGTAGGCAAACTACAACTAACACGGTTAAGAACACTTTCACTATAAATGTATCCATCTTCAGCAATCATATTAACATTTTGATATTGTGCTGTTGGATCATTGATATCAATAAAACGACTGTGACCACTATGCGTACGGTTTACACTTTTAATTTTACGAACATTATTGCTGACTGTGAGTGGATAAATGCTGTAGTCTTCAGCAGTTACCATACGGTCTTGCGCCGCAAATACACGGCCAGCATTTGTTTTTACACTTAATACGCTTTCTCTACTGCTTGCATTAGCAACAGGCTCCATAAGTTGCGCACTAAAGACAGCCTGGTATTCGTTGCCGTCTTTTGCGCTGTACTTAAAGTTAAACTGTATAGTACCAATATCATCTGTATTAAGAGTATAGCTCTGGTTTAAACTTTCACGATACCAGATACGTAACAACCCACGTGGAATGTCTGTAAATACACCGTCGCCAAATTCAATACTTACATTGTCATTATCTAATGTACGCAGACTATAGAGTGTACGGTTACGGTTCTGTATACTATTAAAAATAGCATTAACACCAAACGTAGTATCTACTTTAGTCCAGTTTTGTATTACTGAACCATTTTCATTAATATTTTGTACCCATACATCAAGTTCATTAATATTTGTACTTGATATAGATAAACTCAAATTACTAATAGCACTATCTGCTGTATAGTCTGTAGACTTTAGTTCACCTTGTTTAAATCCTACAAAGAAACCAGTGTTGTTACTGCCAATACCCTGATTGTCGTTTCTGTATATAATATTAAAACTACTACCTGGATTTGGTGACTGTTCTTCCAGGATATTATCTTGATTAATGTAGTTGTTTACAACTTCAAAATCTTGTGATTGTCCGTTAACTGTTCCTCTAAATGGAAACGTAATTGATTTATCAGCAATATTCGTACCATATACTTCAGTCTTCACTCCAGATATATCTGCACTGGATTTTGGTCTACCAAACTTGTTGGTAGATTGAAAAATCTCGTTTAATACTAACAAGAAGTTTTGATAACTGTTTGGATCTTGGTCACTGTTAAAATCAATTTCCTGATTTTTTAAGCTCTCACCATTGATGTCATAAACATTTTGAGTGGTTTTTACTGTGCTAATTTTTAATAATCCACGTGCAGGTAATGCACGTGTTGGTTTATAACCTAGAAAGTCTGCAATACGCAACACGCTGGCACGGCGCTCTGCTGTACTTAGGAAGTTCTCACGGCTTGCTAAATCTGTGCGGAATGCAATGTTGTGGCCCATAAATGCAATGAGTTCAATAAGTGCAACAAATTCACTTGAACTGATCCAGTCATTAAAGTTTTCTGGATAATTATCTCTGATGTAATCCACCATTGCACTACGAATACTATCATAGTCATAGGCTTTAAAGTTTGCTTGCTTGAAACTGTCGTAAACAACAGTAAAGTCTTCAGCTGCAAACAGATTTCGTTGTCTAACGCTCTGTGCCATCTTCTTCCTCTTCTTCTTCCGCTGTGAATTTTAGGTAAAGTTCTTCAGCTGTACTATCTGGTCTGTATGTTAAACTTAAAATACATTCAATAGTATGCTGTCCAGTATTAATGTTTAGGGTATTTAAAATCCATCTAGGATCGTTTGCCACAACATCCCTAACATCATCTTCTACTGCATTAACTGTGCGATCATCCAATGGCTCAAAGACCAAGTCCTGGATGATACTGCCAAATTCTGGCTCACCAAGACGCTCGCCTTTTCTTGTGTAAAAATGATTTAATAGATCACGTTTGGCTAACTCTACATCTTTAAGTGTAAAGTTACCAAATCTTCTATCAACTGTACTATAACCAATAAATGTTGCCATACAACTATTTATTAGTTTAATAAACTGGCGTTTTAATATCCAGTAAATCTTCCGGCCAATCTAAGAATTCCTGCCATGCTGGGTCAGGAATCGTTATTCTGTAACACTTACTCTGGTTATAAATCTCTCTCCAAGTAGGTGTATAGGGCTTTCTGATTGGAAAAACGTCTCGTCTATTGCTTTTTTTCCAGTTGCAGTGTTTGCATGCGGCAACCATATTATCCCAGGTGCTTTTCCCGCCGTAACTACGTGGCACAACATGATCAAATGTCAATTCATGATGATAAAATTTAACATTGCAATACTGACAATGATAACCATCTCTAATGAATAAATTTTTACGGCTGAGTTTTGCTTTGTCTTTACGTTTATGATATTGTTTTGCAACAATAATACTTGGGACTTCTAGTTGTAGGTTGGGACTTCTTATCATCCAATTGTTGTGTGTTTTATAGATATACACAGTATCTTTAAAGTATGCGCTGATACTATCCCGCCAACTTAGTACACTTAGTGGACTTAACTCCATTGGCTGGAAGTCAGCGTTCAAATATAAAGTTGACATACGCTGGTGTTCCCTTTGTAGCTACACAAATATTTATAGTTACAGTTGACCAACTTTAAGTAAAAGCTCTCTTTTTCGTAATTCAGTCATGCGTGGTAGGAATGCTGTTGTTTGACGATAATAACCAAATTCAATCTGTCTAACAATTGCTTGATTACTAATATCACCAGACTTGTATACACGCCTTGCTAACTGAATACCTTTGTTTCTATGAAACGCTCTGGTACGTTCTGTGCTATAATCTGCTAATTGTAACACACGAGCTTCCTTACGTCGAGCATCTGGTTGATCAAGACCGGCATTTATCATATCACTTACAAGCAACCAGTTTTCACTAGTAACTGCATATTCTAAATCATATAAACCTTCTATACCTGCTACTGTTCTCCAAGTACCAGTATGATAGTATAGACTAAAAAGAGCATCATATTGTGATTGTGTGATACTAATTAACGGTAGTGTATCTCTGAAAACACGCTCTTTCTTTTTT